TTATCTCTTAAGATATAAGTGTCCATAATACTTACTTCTAGTTCTTTTGTTTGATATTCTTCGTTACGCCAATTATGATTTAGCGTTTTTAGAGTATCATCCAGAGGAAGCTCTTGTTCTACTTTAACATAATTAAATAAGCCCATATTAGTATACTATTCTAAATTATTTTCTTTGTCAAACTTAAATTTTTGACATCCTTGATGTTCAAAAGTCAATAATCCGTATCTGTGACTATTCTTATTAGAGCATACGCCCCAATCGTTGCCTAGTTCTCCTTTTAATTCAAGATAATATTTGCATCCCATAGAGCAATCTGGATATTCTGCTTCTGGATTTGCCCATCTTTCTACTTCTCCAAAAGGCTTGTAATCTTCGGGCAATCTTTTAACGATCTGCAATAAATAGTCGTGATTAATTTGCATATATTAGTTTAATTTCTTCTTTATTTATTACAACAAAAGAACATCTTTGTTCACAAAAACTTCCTGTATTGATGCATTTATTATCTTGATCTGGTATATGACTATGACCATATATAACTTTATCGTATCCATTTTCATTAATATATTTCAAAGCGTTATGTTTTATTTTACCGCTTTTTTCTATGAAATTTTTAGTATGATGTTTAAATATATCAAAAAATATTTCTCCTACTATTGTTTTCCTAGCTAAATAATAGAGTTTAATTATAAGATTGCTAATCCATTTATACTTTGTAAAATAAATATCGAATATATCTCCGTGAACTATTAAAATTTTTTCACCATTTAATTCTATTTCTAGCTCATCTCTGCAATCAAAACCTAAAAGAATACTCATAAACTCTGAATTTAGAAAACAATGATTTCCTATTAAATAAATTATTTTTGATTTCTTGCTTAATTTTCTTAATTGTGATAATACTTTCCAATGAAATTTTTTAAGACGCTTTAAGTTATGATGGTCAAAAAGATCGCCAGCTATAATAATATTTTTAGCTTTATATTTTTTTAATACCTTTAATAAGGTTTCTGCTTTGCAATACTTGTCGCCAAGATGAATGTCGGATATAATAAGATATTTATTCATTTTTGTATTCTTTTATATATTTAATTATATCTTTATACTTATTAAATTCGCAATTTTGTCTGCCTAAATTTGCAAGTCTGCAACAAATAATAATATTATCTTTTGTATAACCTTTATTATTATCTATTCTATCTGCACTCATAGATAGTAGGTTGCCTTTTTCTAAAACAGAATTAATATCAATAGGAATATCAAACCAAAAACATTTTCCATTTTGTTTGTTATATATTTCTTTTAAATCTTCTGTTGAAATATTAACCTCTAATTCGATTCCTTTTCTTTTGAAGGTCATAGCTTTCGCTCTCCGACCAGAGATAGTGACATTATGTAATAATTTTTTCCAAGGACATTTAGGATAAGTTGGCAAAAGATTTCTCCTTCATTTTTAATTCAAAATCTATATCTACACTATGTCCGTATGTATTGGGCAAACGAGTAGCATAATCAGCGTGTTTGCGTGGATTTTTCTGCCCAACAATGCTTTCTGAATAGTGAAATAGTGGAGTATGATTACCCCAAGTAATTCGTGCAAGATGAAATGCTTGTTCTTCTGATAGATTATCTGGATGACATTTATGATGAAGATAATCAAAAGTAATAGGAATATTAGATACAGAATGAAAATATTTGATAAGTTTTTTAACCGACCAACAAGTATCTTTATCGTCATTCTCGATAACTAATCTAGATTTAACATCTTCTGAAAGTCTATCGAAGTTGTTCATAAACTTTTTAACTACATTATTTAAATTGCCTTTTGCATTATGTATGTGCATATTCATAGGTGCATCATAATTAAGTGGGCAACCAATTTGAGTCATAAACCAACCATAGTGATTCAATTCTTTGATTGTTTTATCTACTGCATTATCATTATCACTAGCAAGAACATTAAATTCGCTAGGATGACAAGAGATACGAACATTGGTAGATTGTATTAGCTTTTTGATACTATTAAATGATGCTAGGATTCTATTATAGTCTGGTAAATCTTGTAATGATACATTAGCTTTGTCATAAGTAATAAGAGGAAATAGGTCAGAAGAAAGTCTGTATGTATGATTATGGTCAGCACAATATTTAATATATTGATATGTAACAATCATATTATTTAAGATTCTAGAAGAAAGAGTAGATAACGCTTCTCCTCTGCTCATAGTAGAGAAACGAGCATAAGTCATAGTATTGAACTTAATAGGCTCGTCTCTCTCTGCTAGAGACAAGACAATACAGCAAATACCTTTTCGGCTCATACTACCATCTTAATCAAATATACAGCAATAGTCAAGAGCTTAAAAATTATCTGTAAATATATGTAGATGAACCATTTTGCTTTTTTAATTCTTTTTTAATCAACGACTTTTGCTTTTCTTCCGACCAGTTTATCGTATCATAGTTTTCTTTAAACCTGTCAGAAAAACAATTTCTTGGTAAATCACCTTTTCCAGCCCCTTTATTCGGCGTTTTTTCGTTCACAAATATTGCTCTTTATTTGGCATTTTCGTGTTAGCAAATATGACTTTATTTGCAAAAATCCTGTTAGCAAATATGAGTTTATATTTGCAAATTTTTGGTTAGCAAATATTATTTTTTAAAGTCGCCTAAATCACGATCAAAAGAAAATTTTCCAGGTTTTTCTACAAAATCAGAATAAGCTTCTTCTGTGCATCCTGCCATCTCAGTAAATGGAGATACTACTGCAAAAATTGCAAATGCACCTATTGTAGCTGCTATTGAGATTGGGCGAACAACCGCTAGATCTCCTGCCGATAGAAAACTATCCGCTACTGGAGTGGATTCTGATTGAGTTCCAGAATCAGCTAAACCTAAAGAGGTAAAAAATAATGCTATTAATGCTAGAGTTTTAATTTTATTCATATTATTATATTATAATCATATATTATACCTTTGTCAAGTATATATTTGGCATTTTTTAGTTAGTAAATATAGATTTACTTTTGAGGTATAAAATTAACAAGTGCTTCATCCCCATAGACTTTAAAAGATTTTCATTTTAACCAAACAGATGTAGGATTATAAGCTTCTGTATCAAGAAAGTCCCAAACCTGCCATTCTTTGTTTCCTTTTGTATAATTAATTATATTAGAAAGAAAAGCTTGTAAATCTTCAATATGCCAAACATCATCAAGAAGTTTCTTACCAAGATATCTAGACTGATGAGCAACATGATCTGCATAGCTGTATGCAAAAGCAGAGAATGGAGGTAGTACACATCCCATAGAACAAAGAACTCCTTGCATACGAGAAGCAACTTCTTTTCCACCAACAGAATGCATTGTAACAATTACTCCTGCTGGTTTACCAAGAAGATGTTTTTTTCCCTCAATCTCTGTCATCTTTTCAAAAAGTTGTTGCATATTTGAACCCCAACTATCCCAATATGTTCCTGTGCAAAAAATAAGAGCATCACTTCCTTTTATGATATGTCTAACTTTTGGCCAATAAAAATCTTTATGAAGATGAAGAATTTTGATCTTTATATTTGAATCAATTTTATTAATTTTTTTTTTTATTTTTTTAATAAGAGATCCGGTATTACCATTTTTACCACCAATAGAGCCGTTAATTATAGTAAGAGTTATTTTCTTTTCTGGCAAGTTCATCTATATAATCCTTTATTATATTATACACTCTTACTTCTTCTGGATTAGCTTCTCTTTCAACTTCATTAAAATTATAAAATATATATTCTTTTAGTTGATGATGTTTAAATCTATGTATGCCTTTTCTGTCGTCATCTCTAACAAAAATATACCTAAATGGAAGTGTTTCATTTTTAAGTTTATAAAGATTACCATATTTGGGTAAGAGTGGTTTACTTTTATCAAGAAAATTTAATATCTTTTTAAATATCATAACACTCCAAAAACCTTAAGCATAACAATAGAAGAAACAATACCGCCGATTAAACTGCTACAGGTTCTAATTATTTCTAATTTATGATTATGATGATCTACCCATATTTCAAATGAATCTCTTAATTTACCTTTCGCAAGAAGTTTTTTTCTTTGCTTTTTTGTTAATTTAAGATTCGAGATATCTTTTAATGTTATCATTTTTTAATTGCTCCCCAAATTCCCACAAAGGAACCAAAGTCTTCAAATAATTCTTGTTTATTTTTTACCTCTTCGTCTACTGCAACTTTTAATTCTTGAAAATCTGAAGCAGCTGGGTCTGGATAATCATGGCCAATCATTATGCCTCGTTTTTTAATTTTGGATACCAAGCAAGTATATCAGCTTTTACATTTTTATAATCATGAGCTGCATCAATAAAAATAATATCGCAGCTTTCATCTAAATGTAATTTTGCAATTTCAGTAGAAAACCCTTGCTCTATGTTTACTCTATCTAAAAAATTAAATTTCTGTAGATTATTCTTAAAGTCATTCAGTAGATTAGATGTATCTCGATCTTTATGTTCTTCGCTACCTTTCCAAGTGTCAACGCAATATATTTCAACATCAGAAGGTTCTGTAGCTAAACAAAAAACAGAAGCAGATTTACCTTTCCAACTGCCGACTTCAACTAATTTTCCCTTTAAATGGGAAGCTACGGCATATAATGTATAAGCTTGATATGGCCAAAGCCACCCTTCGATTTGATTTATGCTTGTGTATAATGCATCTAAGAAATTCCTATCGTATCTTTTTATGGTCTTTACATATTTATAAAAAATTCCTAACGATTCTTTATTCATGGTTATTATCTTTTGGTGATTTCCATAAAATATTTTTAAGGTCTAAATCAGAACTCCAAAGCATTAGTTTAGAGTATAATCCATATCCAAGGCCATTAAACCATTGCATAGTAGTTCTACTTATTATATCTCCTAAATAATAAAATAAATAAATTAAAAATAATCTCATAATCTATGATATTCATATACTTTCTTTATTTCCAGAAAATATTATTTCTATTGGTTCATCTAATGTATGATTTAATTGATTTTTAATAAAAAATTGCATGGATTGAAAAGTGTTAAATTTATAAAGATTATTATTTTGAAATAGTTTGTATGTATGTATTTTTTCTAAAATATCACATTTATTGATAATAAGTTTTGTAACACCAGAGATTTTAATTGCATCAATTAGCCTATTTAAGTTTAACCAATTAGCGATTCTTTTTCTGCCAGTAGTTGAACCAAACTCTTGACCAGCTTCTATTAGCATATTTAGTTCATCATCTTCCCAAAGAGTTTCTGGAAATAATGGATCAACACCACTTTTTGTATCATAAATTTTTGCAACACCTATAATTTCTCGAACTTTTTTAGGAGAAAATCCTAATGAACAAGCTGAGTATGGTAAAGTTTCACTACTAGTAACATAAGGATAATCGCCATAATTAATATCTAACCAAAAACTTTGCGCTCCTTCACAAAGGATATTGCCATAGAGTTCGCCGTCCCAAAGATGCTTTTTATCAATATAATCTCTAGCGAGTTTACCAACTCTTAGCATTTTATCTCCATAAGCTGGAGCTATGCCTTGTCCTGTTGTGCCTAGTTTCTGTTTAAGAACTTGGAGGTCATATTGAATATGTTTTTCTGTAATAATATGAGTTTTAGGACTAATTTTAATTAAAGATGTATCGAAGCCTTCTTTTTTTAAGTAATCTATTTCATCAAAAAATTTATCAACATTAACAACGCAATTAGGACCAATAATGCTTAGTTTATTTTGAAAGACTCCACATGGAATAATATGAGTTTTATATTTTTTATCATTTATATAAACTGTATGACCAGCATTGGGGCCTCCATTCCAACGACAAACTATATCATAATTTTTAGAAATTGCATTACTAATTTTTCCTTTCCCTTCATCTCCCCAAGCTAATCCAAATATAATATCTACAAATTTAATCATCACTAATATGATTATAATATAAATATATGATAAAATCAAGTGTAAAATAATATATGCCATGCCCTTTAACATCAGATTTAGAATATCCAGATTACGTTAAGAAAATCCTTAAGGAAATAGAAGTTGGTAACGACCAGAGATTAAAAGATTGTGCTTGTAAACTTAAAACCGTGGTTGATGAAGAGGGATGTCCTATACTTGATGAAGATAATAAGCTAGGCTTGTTTCCGTTTTGCATAACAGACACAGAAACTGATCCAACTACAATGGGTCTTTCTCTTGGTCACCCATGGCTAAATTATCCTTATGCAGTAGGATTAAGTTTAGATGATATGATGCATTTATTTTGGAGAGTAATTGGTTATAGCGAACCTAAATCTTCTTGCACTGTTATTATTCCTCCGGACGATTATGACCCTGGAAGTACAAATACTTTCTCATCGTGTGGAAGTTCTATACCGCTTAATAAAGCAAGTTCAGATGTAAAAGAAAGAGTATGTAATGCACATATTGGTTTTTCTTTTAATCGCAAAGCAAATGATGACGATATTTTGTATGGTAATGCTAGTCCTGGATGTACAATAAATAATCATGAAGATATAGCATTTTTTCAATCGAGTAATTACTATAAGACTTGCTATAGATATAATGACCTTTATTACCCAACAATACAATACACATGTATGGCTCCCCCGCCAGCTATATTCTCTACAACACAACGAGCTGGTGGTCCTGCTACAACCTTAAAATTAAAAATAAATACTACTAATTATAGTGTTCAAGTTTGGTATCCGCTTGCGAACCTAAATCATGATGCAATTATTAACGCTAATTTAGAATTAACTTCTGAAATTATACTCGGCGGGGGCGCGGGAGGCGGCATTTCTCAGATGATAGGATAGTATTTAAGGATCACGTCAATAATAAATTTGACAAAAAAATAAAAAAATAATAAGATATACTTGACATAGCTTCCAATTAGAGCAGTTTGTTGATGTCAAATAATCAACTATCAATCCCTGAGATAGCAATGTCATAAGGGCTGACAACTATTAAAACCTTCATCTGTACATAATATGGCTAGTGAAGGGAATGTAGCTATAGGCATCGCAGAATGTAGTGATCGAAGCTACCTCTGATCCATAAGTGCGATGGCCCGTTTATCGTTGAAATCACGATAAATTTGGAGTCAAAAGAAAAGTTGGATTGATAATACTTAACTTCAGATATATAAAATCTGGAGGTAAAGCCCTTTTGGATATCAAAGAAAAGTTAAATAATTTAGATTTTACTAAATGCAATGTGTATTATTTATATATGCCATGCCCTTTAACATCAGATTTAGAATATCCAGATTACGTTAAGAAAATCCTTAAGGAAATAGAAGCTGGTAACGACCAGAGATTAAAAGATTGTGCTTGTAAACTTAAAACCGTGGTTGATGAAGAGGGTTGCTCTTGCACTGATGAGGATGGTAAAATTGCTGTTTTTCCATTTTGTTGGCAAATTGGCGCGCCTCCTACTACATGGACTCAATTACCGAGACTAACAGCTAAACAAGCTATGAGCCTTTATTGGAAAAGCAGTAGTATATCACCAATAAACTTGACATATTATAGTAACTCTTTTGGTGGTTGTCCACCTGAGACACAATTTACTTTAACACCAAATGGAAATCAAAAATTAGAAAAAAGAAAATTTTCTACTGAATTAACTCCAAATTCAAAAAGAAAGGAATTTGTATGTCCACATTATGTCAGTTTTGTTCAAGATTTTATATGGACAAGTTGTGACGGTATTGCTTCAGATATGACACTCGAAGTAATAAAATTTTTCGCTGGAGATAATTATGTGAATAAAGAGAATGGAATATGTTACTTTTATCCTTCAATATTTACTGACATAGGATTTTATACCTCAATATTAAGTACGGAAAGATGCGGTTGGGGAGAACCGTGTTGCGGTTGGGGACAACCGTGTAGTCCAGATGAAGGAATTTCTGTAAAAATCAAAATCGGTCAAAATTCTGAACCTGCAATAACTGAACCTGAAATTGTAATAACTGAATTTGATTATGATGAGTTTAATACGCCAGATGGTTTTAGCTTTAATAATACGACTATAACTATTAATGAATCATAATTTTATAATTGACTCAATTATAGAAAATAATGGAATTATTCTTGGATCATACGTAAGAGAATGGATAGGAAATGGAAATCCAACTAATTATGGTTGGAAAGATATTGATATAAAATGTCCACCATCTAATATATATAAAATTAAAGAAAGTATTCAACAAAAATACCCTAATATAAGACTTGACTTTACGCCGTCTTTTATACCTAAGAATTCTGCAGTTAAGTATCTATATACTTGTAAATTTTTTAAATATGATGGACGATTTAAAATTTTAGATGATTTAGTTTCTGACGGTACAAATACATCTGAGTGGTTAGAATTCACGAAAGATAAGATCTATTACGCATTTTTAAATGATAATGAATTTTATAAAAGAGATTCCTATCAAGAATTAAAACTAAACTCCTACGGATGGAAATTTGCTGGACTAAATAAATTTTTAAAAAATTAAATTATTAAAACCAAACTTCATTATGTATAGTTCTTAATACTTTAATCCAATCTTTAAGATGTTCTGATATTTCTTCCTTGTTTGAATTTTTGAAACCATTTTTTGCAATCCAATAATAAATATTCTCTGATGGATAACATCTTCTTGTTTTCTCTAAGCTTTTATAAAAGAATCCTAAAAATACAAGAACAGATTTTGCAGTATCTTCATTGTGTTCTAAATTGAAAGTATATTTATTTTGTAATGGATATTCTATAAGATCGTAAAATTTTGACCCAATTGCTTCTGATATGTATTCTTTTTCTTCAAATGAATAATTTAAATCTTTACTATATTTTATAATAGTAAGCTCTGCAAAAACAGGAAAGCTTATATCGACGATTCCATCTATATTTTCTTCAGATATTTTATTTAATATTTCTGGTAAGCAATCCGGATCTTGAATAAGTAGAAAAGCCCTTTCTGGTGATAATCCTAATTTTTTAGCAAAGAAATCTATATCTCTTTCTGAAACAGTCACATTAACTATTACAGTTAATTTTTATTTTTATTAATTAAATGTTGTTGAATAGTCTCAAAATTACGATCAAGTTTTGCTTCGATTCTATCAAAATAAGCTTCAAAAGATTCTTTTGTCACGTAAGTAGTACTAATCTTAAGAGCTAGGTCTGCTATTTCTTGTTGATGTTTACGACCCTCTGACTCTACTTCTTTTCTTAAAGTTATAAAATCAGAAAATATTTTTTCATTTAGTTTATTTAATAATTCGTCTTGATTATCAAGAAGCGAAAATACTCTAGTAAATAACCATCCTCCTAAAAATGTGAGAGCCCCAAGAACTATATTGAATAGCGTGCCCATGTCAAAATTCATATATATATTTACACTTATATTTTATTATTTTTAATTAAAATTATGGCAGAGTAGCATTATTATCGCTAGGTATTTTAGTTAACTCTATAGCTATATAGTGTGGAGGTAAAAGGCTTCTGTAATGCTGTAAAACATGCTGATAATACTTACATTCAGTCTGGCCAGCTAATCTTTTTAGAATCGCTTCGCATTCTTTAATAGTAAGTTGATTAACTTTTTTCTTCTTTTTATTTTCTATCACACCGTATAATACACTTTTAGCATGTATTATAATTTTAAATTAAATGGTATAATTTCCATCCCTTGGTCCGTCCTCTAGTTATTTGAGTATCGAAATATAAAGTCTTTTATTACACATAAAATAACAGAGATGACTACTTATAGATCTATATCTTCAAGATCTTTATCGCTTAAATTTGTATTTCTTGCGCCTATTTTATATGACTGCAATTCTACTTCTTGTGGCGCAGATTGTACTTTACTGCTATCTAAATAACTGTCCATCCATCCACCTATTGGATTATCTTTTTGATTAAAAATTTTCTTATACCCTAGTGATCGCAAGCGTGCATCACAAAGCCATTTTGAATATCCGCCTAGAACTTCTGCATTCAATCCAAGTAATGAACCTTTACTGAATAAGTATTCTGCCCATTCTATTTCATTTTTAGCGGCTTGTTCATAAAATGCATATACTTTATCTTCACTTTTTTTTACGATAGAAGTAAATCCTTCTTTGTCTTCTTCTTTCAGAATTTTAATTAAATTCTGTGTTGTAGCAAAATGTAAAGCTTCATCTCTTTGAATGAATTTAATAATTTTAGCATTACCTTCCATTTTACCACGATATCCAAAATAAAAAGAGCAAGCAAAACTAACGTAAAATACAAGACCTTCCATTACATTAACTGACAATATACAATCAAAAATCTTTTGTTTTAAATCTTTTTTATCATCATCGCCAAGTATTTTATCAAAATTATTTCTTATTAATTCCGCTCTAGAAACGATCTCCTTATCTTCCATAATACTATCAAAAAATTTACTTGCGTCGGGATGTACATTATTTAATAAATAAGAGTAAGAATAAGAATGAATACCTTCAAATCTCTGCCAAGTGTTCATGCATATTTCAAGTTCTGGATTACTTACGTAATCTTTGAGAGAATGAATGCTTCTGGAAAGCATACTGTCTCCAAGAGTTTGAAATTTTAGATTTGTATCAAATACAAGTCTTTCTTGACCAGCAAGATCTTTATAATCACTGCGATCTTTATTTAATGCAATTTCATGTGGCCACCAAAAAAATTCTTCTTGCTTTTTAAAGAGTTCAAAAAAGATAGGATATTTAAATCGGTCATATCTTTGGAGATTAAGGTCTTCTCCAAAAAATAATGGTTGTTTGGTATGATCTATATTTTTTAGATTTAAAACACTTTTCATGAGTTATAACTTACACGCTCCAGAAGAGCAATCTCTATCTTCTTTTTGATTCATCAATTGTTCTTTATCTCCATCATCAGTATTATTGTAATAAAGACTAATTAAACCCAAAGAATATGCTTGCATAATTTCTTTCATTACTTTAGCGTCTGGTAAAACATTATTTTCATAATGAGAATAATTATAGTATACATTTGTAGAAATAGCCATATCAATATATTTTTGAATAATAGCATTTACTTTAAGTAATCCAGAATTATCTTTTAATTCATAAGCTAATTCATAATTCTTATCGTATTTGCCAATTCCAGGAACTAGTACTGGCAATTTACCCATCTTACTCATTTTATAAGTAATAAGACTACGGATTGGTTCTACTCCATTAGTAGATGATTGAATAACAGAACTACTTTCACAAGGCATACAAGATGATAATGTTGAATGTCTCAATCCAAATTCTTTAATATCTTTTCTTAATTTTTCCCAATCAAGAGAAAGCTTGCGCTTGCAAATTTCATCTACTTTATCTTTATATGTATTAATAGGTAAAATACCTTTAAAGTATTTTGTTCCATTAAATTTATCGCACTTACCTTTTTCTTTAGCTAATTCAAGACTGGACTTTAAAAGATAATACTGGAAATGTTCCATCCATTCATCTAATATTGGGAGTGTTTTATCTGAAGTATATTTTAATTCATTTTTAGCAAAATAAGCTGCTAGATTAGTAATACCAATTCCAAGACTACGGCGTTTCTTAGCAAAATTTTCAGCAGCAATATTAAAGTAATCTTGAATTTCAATGATTTCATCAAGAAATCTTACGATAAGATCACAAGTTTTTTCAAGATCCTGCCAATTCTTAATTTCTAGCATATTGACTGCCGAAAGAATACACATGCCAATCTCGCCTTCTTTATCATGATAGTCATTCAATGGTATAGTTGGATGAATGACCTCTGTACAAAGATTACTCATTGTGACTTTATCTAACCATGCTCCATGATCATTCGCGTGATCAACATTTAAGATATAAATTCTGCCAGTCTCTACTCTTTCCTTAATTATTAATGAGAATAACTTACGAGCGGATACCTTCTTTTTAATTTTTAATTTCTTGCTTTCGCATTCTTTATATACTTTATCAAAGTTTTTTGTACCCCAAGCTTCATATAACTCTGGAACTTCGGCTGTATTAAAAAGAGTAATCTCTTCATCCTTTAAAACTCTATCGTAAAAAAGTTTACTCATGCCAACTGTATAATCGAGTTTACGAACTCTATTATCGTCTGTTCCAGCGTTGTTTTTTAATACTATAATATCTTCGATCTCATAATGCCACCATTGAATATTACAAGTAGCACTACCACCGCGTAGACCATTCTGTTGCCATGCCTTCACGCTACTTTCATAAATTTTAAGAAATGGAATTAAACCAGTATGAACAACTTCGCCATTTTTAATCGGTGAACCAATAGCTCTAATTTTAGAAACATCTATACCAATTCCACATCTACTTGCTGTTGCCATACTAACAGCGGTTGCGCTAGCAGTAATACTACTACGAGAATCATCTACTCCAATTAAGCAACAACTAGCATAGTTTTTACTTGGAGTTCTTACTCCAGCCATTACAGGTGTTGGTAGATTAATTTTATGTTTACTGATAGCATCATAAAATTTACGAACATAATTTAGTCTTGTTTCTTTTGGATAATTTATAAATCCAAAAGCAGCAATTAATACATAAGCAAATTGTGGAGTTTCATAAATTTTACTAGACACTCTGTCTTTAATCAAATATTTATCACATAATTGTTTAATTCCAGCATATGTAAAATTATAATCTCTATCATGGTCAATAAATTCTCCCATTTTATTTAATTCGTCTTCATCGTATTTCTCTAATATAATCGGGTCATATATTTTAGATTTTAAACCTTGGTTGATAAATTCTAATAAGCGAGGCGCATGTTTGCCTTTCCAGACGTCTTTTCTTAATTGATAGTTAAGAAGTCTTCCAGCTACAAATTGGTAATTTGGTTTTTCTATTGAAATTAAATTTGCAGCAGATTCAATTAATAGTTTGTGAATCTCTTTTGTAGTTACTCCGTCATTGATATTAATCTTTGCATTAATTTCTATATCAGTTAAACTTACATTAGATAAATCTTTTATTGCCCAATTTATTACTCTATGAATTTTTTCTATGTTAAAATTTTCAGTGGAACCATTTCTTTTTTTTACTTTTATACTCATAACACTATGAGTATAATATTACATTGATTTTTAAAATTTAGAAAGAAAAAATTAAGAGGTTATAAACAATTTAGTCAGTGTAACTTTTTGGGTGTACCTTCCCTTTGCGTTTTTTTGACCAATCTTTAAAATACTTTTCTTTAACAGCGTCTTTACCATAAATCTTTTTTCTTTTCTCAGAAAGTTCCTTACTTCTATCCCAAAGATCACCCATGCTCCCTTTTTTATTCTTTGTAAATTCTGAAAATTCTCTAGAAGAACAATCTGCCTTCAATGTTCCTTGAGTGTTTATTTCTGGAACAGAAAAAACTCTTTTCCACTCAATGCCATTCTGGTCAATATATATATGGTGATCGTGAATAGATTGAATTATATCTATCGTCTCTTCTGTTTTTGGATGGATATATGTATATAATGGCATTAACTTAAATAAGATAGTATATTATTATATAAGTTTTCAGACGAAAATTCTTGCTGAAGTTTTAGTCCATTATTATTAATCTTATTTTTTTCCACTCTTTGGATTGCTAATTCACAAGCAGATATAAAATCATCACCATTAAAATCATATATATTACCCTGATTGTAAGGCTGGTTTTTATGAAAAAATATTCCATCATATGCTTCAATTTTAGAATTAGGATCAATAAGAACGCTGTTTTCATTATTCGCCCAAGACTTATACCCATGAGCGTTCATTATTACAGCGTGTTTTCCCATGGCGACAGAATGAAACTCTGGAAGCCCCCAGCCTTCTCCGCCACTCATACCTATAATAATATTTGCACTATTTAAAAAATCATTATATATTTGATTTTGCGCCATAAAAGGAAGAAAATTAATATTAAAAAAAGATTTTCCTTGAAGAGCTTGAGATATAATATTATTTTGATCTTCTGGTTTCATGAATGGATTAAAGATAGAGCATTGAAGAGCATATTTTTTATTATTGCCAAATTTATTAGCCCATAATTGAATTAATTTTAAATGATGCTTTCTTTTTTCTAGCTTGCCAACAAGATTAAATACTATCCTATCATCTGAGAAATAAATTTTATCAGTTTTACTAAAGTTATACTTATCAAAAGCTAAAGGTATATATTCTACGTTTTTGCACCCCAAGTTTTTATAGATATCTACAGTTTCTTTTGAAGAAAATAAAACTTTATAGTTATTTTTTACGGTATTTAATTCTATTTTTGTTGGTTGATCTAATTCATAAAAACTTAAAAGAATTTGATCATTCGAATAGCTTTCAAATGAGCCATTTAGATGCCATAATTTAAATATCTTATCTTTTTTCGAGTGTTTTTCTAGCGAGAGATTGATTGATTTTTGTAACCAATCAGCAAACTCCTGAGTTATATTTGTCTGAGTCGATAAATCTAGATTACCAATTGGAACTAGATTTATGTCTTTTTTATGAGTGAATAATTCTCTACAAATTAGAGTTGAAATTTGTCCAAAACTTACCGTGTTTATGGGCAAATTAAAACCTAGACTCATAGAATATCTTCATCATTAATTTCTGTTTTTACTGAGGATTTAGCAGTTTGCTTTGGGCTATCTGTTTTAGCAGAGCTTTTAACTTCAGATTTAGCTTGAGAATCAGCGTCTAGAGGTTTAGAAACATAGATTCTATAATCTGGAGCTTTTTCATTAGTTTTCTTGCTATTTGCGAAAATAACGACCTTGATTTCCTTCTCTAGTCCAAGGTCATCTACTTTTACATATCCAGATAAAAATGACATGCCGCTTTTACTTTTCTTTTTCCAAAGAGCACCAAGCTCATCTTTTCTATTATTTGTTTGTTGATTATTGGTTGTTTTATTCATAATTTTAATATTGTACCATCTAAATTATATTTTGTCAAAACAATTTTTGCTTTTTATTTTAAATTTAAGTAATTTTAATGTTTTATTATGTATATTGATTGCCGTTTGAGTGCTAATTTTAAGTTTTTTTGCTATTTTAGACCAAGATTTTTTTTCGCCAGAGGAATTTGAATACCTCATTTTAAATATTTTTTTAGCTCTTTCATCAGAACATATTTCAATTATATTCAATATGTAGTCGTTAATATTTTTATATTCTTTATGGTTTGGGGCGTTTTTTTCTATAAGATAATTTAATTTATCGGTTTCAAGAGTTAAATAATGGCTATTTTCATTCATACAATTCAGACATTGATATCTTATTTGATTGTATAACCACGTTGAAAATTTAGACTTTTTACATGGATCAAAAGTCATCGCAGACTTATAAACCATATAATCTTTTTGATTGACAACATCCTCAAGATGCACCCCAGAAGCAATCATTGATTGGGAATATTTCTTATAAAGACTATTGCATAGCGCGGAATGCCGATTTATAAGAGTTTTCAACGACTCTTCATCGTTGTATTCTTGAACATTTTTTACTAGTATATCGTCATTCAAATCTATATTTAGATTCATATTTTTTTATTTTCTATATATTTTTCATATATGTTTCTTAAATGCTTTTGCATCAATTCATAAAGAAAGTTTACATCTTGACAAGTTTCCCAACTTACTGAATAGTCAGCGACAGCTTTTAATTTATTATCATTAGATTTTTCTTCTATATTAGCCGGTTGCACAAGTGCACCATCATCTAGTCTTCTAGATATATGAATTAGAATACCATTATGACTTTTAAGCCAAGAATATTCATCGTCTTTGTATTCGATATACCTAATATCTGTGACAATAGGGATAATATTTTCTTTTTTTAATTCTTTGAGTTTAGAATCAACAAGAGAAGTCCAGTATTTCCCTTCTGTTTGAATTCTTCGGCATTTTCCATAGGATACCATCAGGGGCCTTACCAGCTCTTTATCTGCCCCGTCACATTTGTTTAAATTTATTTTGAATTTTTTTTCTACAAAATCGCCAAGCTCATTTTTCAATTCGTCAGCTAAAGCTATTCTTTGAGATTCTATATTCTTTTCTTTTAAATATTTTTTTAATATAGAATAAAAAGTATCTTTACCAGATCTTGCTACACCAGTCAATCCTATGACATTATTTCCCATAACTTATATCTCCTTCTCCATTATAGCTAGGAAGAGCTTGTTTATATTTAATTTCATATGTTATTTTTGTGTTTAAAGAAGTTCTTGCCGTGTTAGTTTTATTAAATATCTGTTTTGATTCAAACGGCTTAGTAAAAATCGTACTACTAGATTCGTTAGTAGATAAATTTTTTGTTTTATAAGTTTCACAAACTTTATCATTAATTATGATATATTTAGGAAATGGTTTAGAGAATATTGTGCCGCTAGATTCATTTGTATTAAAAGATCTGGTTTTATAAGTTTCGTAAACTTCTATCCCTCTGTGAGTTTTGACATAATTATATTCTTGAAATGGTTTTGGGAAAATTGTTCCATGAGATTCATCATCAGATAAAGATCTAGTTTTGTAGGTGTCGTATACTTTACCGCTCTGAGCAAAACAATTACAAGATATAAAAGTTATTAATAATAAATATTTCATATTTTAATTAATTCTATATTATAGAATTTAAATATATCTTTTGCTTTTTGGTCTTTTTCATATTCTTGATTATATACCACAGTTTTAATCCCATAGCAAGCTATATTTGTAGCACAATGAGAGCAAGGCAACAAAGTTGTAGCAATTAAATATGGGTCATCTTGTTTTTTTATGAGAGACAGGGCGTTTGATTCTGCGTGAATAACGTAATCTCTTCTGTGGTCTCTATTTTGCCAAAAGTTTACATCAACATTTAATTTTGGAGTTAATCCATTATACCCCACGGATAAAACTCTTCCTTCTTTATTTAAAATGCATGCACCAACTTTTTTATGCATATCCTCTGATCTTGTTGACCATATTTTAGCGGTTTGTGACGCGGCTTCAATAAAAGATATTCTATTATTCATTTTTTAATATGCCAATATATTGCAATTACAAGTCCCGCTAAAATTTGCAGAAAGGTTTGATCCATAGGAAGATATTATACTAGTTTATTGTTTTAGTCAAGATTACTCTTGATTTCTTTTAAAATTTATATTAGTATATAAAATATGCAAAAACAAGAATTTAAAGAAGCTCTAAGTTATGATGATATCTCTCTCTTACCAAATTTTTCGGATATAAATTCAAGAAAAGAAATTAATACAGAAACCAAGATATCTAAAAATAACATTATTGATATTCCAATTATATTGTCTCCAATGGACACTGTATCTTCTGTTAAATCTTGTATTAAAATGAATAAATTAGGAGCAGCTGGAGTTATGCATAGATTTATGAGTATAGAAGATCAAACGGCAAAAACTAAAAAAATTAAAGATGAAAGTGGTTTTTGTATTACAGCTATAGGATTAAAGGATTGTGAAGAAAGAATATTCGCCACAAGTAAATACACAAACATATACTTTCTTGATACAGCTAATGGTTTAACAAAAAATGTTGAAGACTTTTTAAGATGGTATAAAACTTCGGGTTTTATTCAAGATATTATCGTGGGAAATACCTTAACAAAACAGAGCGTTTATAGATTAGCGAATCTAAAAGCCGATGGGTTTAGACATCTTATTGGTCCAGGAAGCATGTGTTTAACCCAAGTAAAAACTGGTATAGGATGTCCAAGTGTTACTGGTAATTATTACGCTTGGAAAGCTGTTAGAAATTGGGAATTAGCTCAAGTAGATTTATTTAGTTCGAGTGAGCCAGACCCATCTAATAGACCAAGCATTTTAACCGATGGAGGGATTAGATATCCTAAAGATCTTGCGAAAGCTATAGCGAGTGGTTGTGATGCGGTTATATGCGGAAGAATTTTCGCGGGACTATTAGATATAGTCGATGAAGAAGATGTTGTTGAAAAAGACGGAAAAATATTTGCTAAATATAGAGGCATGGCAAGCAAAGATGTTGTAGAGGACTACGAATTATACGATGGTTCAAAGAAAAATCTTTTCGTAGAAGGAGACAATACCCTAATACCTATTATAGAAAATAAAACGATAGAAGATGTGGTGTATGATTTTGTTAATGGTTTAAGAAGTTCTATGAGTTATCTTGGTTTTAGACATCTTAAAGATATGAGGGGGGGCTTATGGACTAATAAAATTCAAGCCGTAAGAAATAGCCCCAACAGTATGTACGAAGGATTTGCTCACGGAAAGACTTGATTAATGGATAATATTGCATTATAATATAACATGGACAAAGAAAGCATAGATAAATTAACATCGATAGAATACGCTAGAGCTACTGAATTTAGCCCTATAGTAAGGATATATCCAAAAATACCAAGAAATACAATTTGTCCGTATACAGGAAAAAAATTCAAACATTGCTGCGGTCAAATGGAGCAAGATTTTTGCGATAAAGCAAGAGATACCTTAAAAGAGCATTTAATGAAATTGGCCAATGAAAAAGAAAATCAAGATCAAAAACAAGAAAAATCAACCGAAGAAACTAAAACATAAGTATTACGCTGTTTTTAGTAAAAACGATAATTTCCTTCATGGAGTTTTTCCGCCATCAGAAGATGGTCTTTCTAAAGCTAAAGCTCATATTCTCAAAATAGATCCCAGCAACAAACACTATAAAATTAAGAAATATTAGGATCTGCAAGATCTGGATTATGTTGGTTTTTTGTGCCTCTTTTAAAGTCTCGGTAAATAACTTTTAGTTTTTCGATTGGTTTTTCTATAATTTTTTCTATCTTTTGCTCTTGAACTATTTGTTTTTGTTCTACCTTTTCTTGTTTTTTGGTCATTGAGTTATAAGCTATAACAAGACAAACAGCTAAAGGATCGAATACAATTACGATAAGTATAATAAATATTCTTACCGCAGTTTCTATATTCATCCCAAAAGCTTCTGCTACAAATTTGAATGCTCCAATTTCGCCTTTTGTGTTGTCGCTTTCTAGTTTAATTATTTCTTGAGATAAATCTGAATTTTGTTTTTCTTGATTCTGAAGATTTAAGCTAACAGTAGATATTTGAGAAAATAAAGAATTAATATTTTGCTGAGAACTTTCTACTATTTTATTTTTACTATCTAACAATTTTTGATCTGTAACTTTTTCTGTTTTGTCAGAAAAAAATAATCCGCCACTAGTTGTTTTTATTGTAGTTACATCTTGTTTTACTGCAGAGTCAAGAGAAGATTGATATGTTTTTTGTAATTCCATAAGGTCTTTTAATTTGTTTTTATTAAAATCTATTTGAGAGGTTATGAATGCTTGTTGATTTTTAAGACTATTTATTTTATTTAAATTAAGACTATATTGAGAAAAATTTCTTTGAAATGCGTCGGACAGAAACCCAAATATACCAAGGCTAGTAATACCCATCAATAATAAAACCGCACCCAACATATAGTTTTTAAGAATCTTGTTTGTTTCCTTCCAATAGCGATAGAGATAGCTTGCAGATATTAATTTAGCTAACTCAAGACTTCCAGCCATAATAGCGACACTCCAGAAACTCGCAGCAAAAAGAAGCGCTATTCCTTTTACAGAAAAGAAGGCTGCACAAGAAGCTAATATAAAAGCAGAAAAGCCTAAAATATATTTAAACATATAAATAATTTACACTTACTTTTAATTTTTAAATAATTATGGACTATTTATTTTATTTATTATAATATCTTCTATTTCTTTAAAATTATCATATTTAAAAAATCCATAAGGATGAATCCATTTGTGCAAATATTTTTTATTTGATATTAAATTAATTTTTATATTAAATTTTTTAGCGCAACAACTGTAATAAACTTGTTCGGCAATAACAGATTTACTTAAACCAGATAAATCATTAGTATTTTTCGTCCAAAAATTTTTATTATTCTTATCTAAAACAAAATCTATGGCAGTTTTAGAGTATTCTTTTAAAAAATTTAAATTATTTCCTCCAATAATTCCGCAGTTATGATATTGAAATAATTCATTACAAAAGTGATATTTATTTAAACAATATTTTTGAATATAATTTTGCTGATATAAAATATCTAAACTATAAGCAAGATCAATTGATTGAGCCACAGCTTCACTTTTTAAAAAATTATCGTCTAATTGATCTAATATAAAAAAGTCATTATCAAGATGTAAAAATGGTTTCTCTTGATTTGCTGCAAAATTATATGCATATAATTTAAAAATTACTGGAACATAATTTAAATATTCTTTTTCTAAATCATTTAGAATACAATAAACATTAGACCAACTTAAATTTTCAAAGTTACATAAACTTTGTTTGTCGGTAATTAAGTATATGTTAGTGAAATATTTTTTTAATAAAAAAAAATTTAATTTTAAAAAATTTATATGAGTATTTTTTTTATCGATTGAATCTGGCTCCCAAATTTTTTTATTGTAAAAATCAATATGTTTATATGAAAGGTATATATCCATTAAGATCAATAATTAAGAGGTATAATTTGTAGTTGTTATTTTAATAGAAGTATGTTTTGAAAAAATAAACTGTGCTTCACCCCCATCCCAATTAACAGTTTTTGTTTTGGTTGGACTAGTATATGCATTAATTTTCATATCTTTAATACTACCGTAATCAGTTTCAATTTCCTCATATTTGATGCACTCCGAAGCGATTTGAAATACACAATCCCAGTAACCCTCTGTTGTAAAACAATCAGCACCAGTATCATATTCGCTCCATCGGTCGACGCCGACAGTGCCCTCGCCCTCCCCTAACCTGTTCTGAAAATAATACTGAATAAATGGTCTTCTTATATAAAATTTATAATTTTGTCCAGATCCTATCTGTACTAATCGACTCAAATTATCACTGAAATACAACCTAATGTTTGCTGCAGCCCTTTCATAATGATAAGAACCTGCGGGAGGTGGTGGCCCCTCTAATATTTCGGTTATACCAAATGAATCGCCCCATTTGAAATTTTTATCTTCATCGCACACGAGTTTTTTTTGCTCTACATCTCTAGTAAGTTCGACCGGTTGTATTTTTACTCCGTTAAAATCTATTTTTATGGTTTTTACTTGCCAATATAATTGCATGAGATGACTTAATTTTATTTCCTGCGCAACCGCTTTGAATTCTATAGTTGCATTTGGATCTCGCAAACATGAGACTTCTGGTACTTCATCTAGATTTTCATAAGTATCAATACAAATTGGAAAGACTGGCACCTTATCATTTTCATCAAGAATTAAGCATCCTTCATCTGTTATTGGGCTTTGAAGTTTACAAGCACAATCTTTTAATCTCTGGTCGTTACCAACTTCTATTTCCTTAAGGATTTTCTTAACGTAATCTGGATATTCTAAATCTGATGTTAAAGGGCATGGCATATATTATTTTACACAAGAAATACTTCAAAGCGAGAGGTAGATAAAAATTTCTGGGAAAATAGAGATTATCGCAGAGATTTTGTTTAGGTGAGCAACGCCTCAACTTTACTCAACAAAAGATTGTGGGTCCGCTACCGTGATTGTTGCAGAGGCTATAGAGCACTCGTTAGGAGTATCCTCCCATCGGAGCCGATATAAGGGTATAGAATAAGAAGGGGAGTTTTTACTTATTGTAAAATTAAAGTTAGTAAAATATTCAACCCTCCCCCCGCCCTCCACTCCTCCAGGGCCAACTTCGCTTATCAAACCGAACATTTCAGCATAAATCGCAGGATAATAAAGATCGTTATATCTATAACAACTTACGTAAGGAGGACTCGCTGTTAATCCAAAGAAGCTAAATCCAGCGATTGAACAGGGTGGCACATTACGATAATCATCTAAATAAGTATTTGTTCGAAGCGACGTGTGTAGTGCGTAACCTATATCCAAACAAACCCTCTCTTTTGGAATAGGAGAAGAATAAATATTTTGTTTGCATATCTTCCCGTTTATCTTTTCGCAATAGCTCGGACCCGGCGCTAATTGAAATTCTCCCTTAATTGTTCCCCATTGTTTGAAATTCCAATAGAATTGACTTAAATCTCTAAGGCTAAATCCAACTTTATACAACTTATAGCGATAAGGATCCCATGATTCAAAACCGATCTCTATAGGATCTTGCTCTGTGTCTACTATGCAAAACGGAAACAAGCCTAGCTTATTATCTTCATCAAGTATAGGACATCCCTCTTCATCAACCACGGTTTTAAGTTTACAAGCACAATCTTTTAATCTCTGGTCGTTACCAGCTTCTATTTCCTTAAGGATTTTCTTAACGTAATCTGGATATTCTAAATCTGATGTTAAAGGGCATGGCATAAATTAAAATTTCATTAAATATTCATTATTTGGATTAAAGACTTGTCTATCCAAAGTTAGAATATTCCATCCCTTCTTCTCTTTTAGATATTTTTCAAAATTAATATCTTTTTTGCCATAAACATTGCCTAAGATACAATTTTTATTTTTTACATCTTCTAGCCATTCATTAGTATGTTTAAAAAAAGGATATACAACTTTAAAAAAACCATCATATTCAAATAAATTAACAGAATATGCACTCATTCCTTGGGTGGCACCTATAATATAATTAATTCTAAAATCCAATTTAACGCTAGGATCAATTTGATTTATTTTTTTAGTAATAATAATTTCTTGCTCTTTTGAACATTTGATATCAATATCTCGCCATCCAACATCAGATGGAGAACCTTGTATTAACCAAGCGCCAATATAACTACCAGCAATTTTTCCATTATTTTCTAATATTGTTTTTATTATTAAGTCATGATTCATTTTAAATAATTACACCAATATAATATAATATAATATAATATAATATATGAATGAGATTATTAAGAATAAATCCAAATGGTCAGTTTACTCTCAAAAATGTATCAAGCATTATAATATTGATAATAATATTATTAGTGATGAACCAGATGAATATCCATGTATTGCTATACCCCAATTAATATCCGATATAAATGGCATAAGAATTAAATTTAATTTTATCTATAAAAAAGATTGTCAAAAATTATTAAAAAGTTTATAATGTGTAACTAATAATAAGTTCTTTCTCATTGGGCGCGTACTGGTTTCGATTTTAGTAATAGAAATTAAAATGCAAGTAGAGGTTTAGGTGGGACTCTTTAAAAAACCTTAAAAGTATTAACTGCTAAAACAGCCAAATACAAAGGCCATATCTCTGCTAGAGTTTCTCTAGTTGAGAAGGCCGTTTCTGTAGCTTAAGTTCTACAGCGTGATATCTATGACACATCTAATAGAATATTGCGTATTTAGATGTCTTTGCCTTTAAAGTTTTTTTATTCTTTATAGGTTTAGTATTCAAAATAAAATCGCAAAGTGTGTTTGTTGTTTCTCTACACAAAGCTAAAATTAAAAACAACTAAACTTGTAGTATTTTAATTTAAATTATCTAAAAGACGAGAGTTCAATTCTCTCCGCGTCCAAGCTGTAAGCAACACTTTAATATTTTTTAGAATTTTATTCGTTAAAATTAAATTTGCGATTTTTTACAAAAAAAGTGTAAGTAATGTAAGAGAAAACAAATTATATGAGTAACCTACCATGCCCTACTCTGCCAACGTTAAGTGTAAGTAGCATCGCTAGTGCTGATAATCAAAATTGTGAAGGAGGGAATCTTAAAGAAGACGTTTCGTGTAGCGAAGTACTAATAAAATTTGGAGAAGTAGAAGTAACTCAAAAAATAGAAATGAAAGTTCAATATTTTTCTTCTATGGGTCCGCCAAAGTTGGGCACATCAGCTTCTGGCTCGCCATCATATAAGTTTAAATTTGATGATCCCAAATATCTTGCAGGAACTCTCGTGCAACTTCATGACTATTTTGCAAGCAACAAAATTGTAGGCGATCCAGAAATTACTACCGTAAACGCAAGCTATAAAAGAGACGGAACTCAAGGAAAAACAAAACTATTTAAAAAAACCCCTTGGGAATATTTTGGATCCACCGCTAACGCAGCCAGAAGCGAGAATTGGGATTTTGGAAATACAGACTACAATAGAATAGCTGGCCCCAAATGGGAGGAGGAGCCTATTAACGATTTTTTTTATAATCCAAATGATCTTGTTTTTGAATCAGATGGCTTAAGACAAGCTTATCTTTATGAAGCAAGCGAATTAGTTAAAAAACTAAAAAAGAAAGAACAAAGTTTTAAAGATTATTTTAATTCACAAGCAATAAAATTCGTGGATTATACAAACGAAATGAGACTGTTATGGGCCTTAGCAGCATTGGGGCAATTGCCATTTGATAGCATATCTAAAAAATTTAGAATAGGCAACAGCACAAACCCTGGATATACTAGAGATATAAAAATAGTATTTAATCTTTATGTTAAAGCCATGAGAGCAGAAATGTCCTCAGTATGTGGTACAACACTAACAGAAGTAAAGCTTAACGGCGTAGAAGCTTCAAAAAGTCTTAAACGCCCCAAGAAAACTTGTCTAAAATGCCTTATAGTTCTTAATAATCAAGACACAGAAATCAATAGAGACGGAGTATACTTTTTTGGAGTTGCTTGGAACAAGGGCAATCCAAAGCAAACATTTTTAGAAAGAGTAAGGGAAGCAGAACCAGCACATGGAATAGGATCAAAAAAAGCAGATTCAAAAAATATAGCCACGTTTTATAGTGACGCATATGTTCTTGGAAATAGATTTGGTCCATCAGAGTTTCAGCCTGGAGACAAATTAAAACAAAAAAGCCTTTATCCAGATATAATAGTTTTTGAAGACGATTTAAATCCGTGGGGCAGGCATGCAGTAACCAGAGTTGAACTTCTTAAATTTCTAGCACATGAAAGACAAGGAGCTTATACCTGGGAACTAGCAGAAGGATCGGGCGCAAACCCAAATCACTGGGCACCGCTAGATAAAAAGTTTTGGACACAAAACAATCAATCCCGCCCAATTATGATAGCCAGACCACATGTAAAACAAAGAGGGGATGGCGGAACAGAAATTATTCCAGGCCTTAAGCTTTATTTTACAGCAGGACAAAATATCACAAGTGGCGATATTCAAGGATCTTCAGTTCAAATGCAAGTAGTCTTTCCGCTTGAAGCATTTGCGGTCCTCGGAGAAGGGCCATTAACATTAGAATCTTTACCAGGGAAATTTATGAATTTCTTTTCAGCAGCAATTTTTGTAGTTAAAATTGATGTTGTTCAGGGCGTAAAAGATACTTATGCAATAGTAAATTGGTGGGAAAAAATGGAAGCAGCCAAAGAAGCACTGAGAAAAATGAAAGAGTACGTTGAGTCATTAAAAGCAAAAGTGCAGGCTCATACAGACGAATTAACAAAAGCTTTTGAAGCTAGAGACCTAAATAAATATAATGAAGTTTTAAATAGCCTTAGAGCACTTGCTGCGGATTTTCAGCAAAAAACAGGCCACTCGATAGATCTCACAGTGGCCATACAGGGCGGCAAGAACCTACAAATGTTTATTGATGCTCAAAATCAACTACAAAATGAAATAAATTCTCAACTCCCAGATTCATCTCGTGTACCTGAAGCGCCAAATCCACCTCAAGACGAGGCACAGCCAGAAAATCCACCAGTTGTAAGTCCAGAGCAAGTACTAGATAGTTCTTCTACTGGCAACGCGACCGATGCTCTTGTTATTCCAATCCCGCTTTCAGATCCAATTGGAACAAATCCGCCAGCCGCCCCCTCTACACCCCAACCAATAGATCCAATAGTATTTTTTCAACCAATTGATACTCCTTCATTAGGATCAACTCATAATCTAGGCGTTATTGGTCATCCAGAACAATCAGGACCAGGTTTTGTTAGTGACGGCACTGCTTTTGAACAAATTCCTGGAATTGATCTAGGAGAGTATGTTCCACCTATTCAGCTTCCCTCATGGTACTTGGAAGGAGACTTTTAAAATTATGATAATTTTCAACACAGAAGAAAAAGAAGATCAAGATCAAAAACAAAAAGAAACTATTCCAGACTGGTATCACGAAGGAGATTACTAATTAATTTAGAATTTAACTATATTTATATATATTATATATATTGAACATACTTTGGCCCGATATCCATAAAAATCTAACTAAAAATATAGCAAAAGCATTCTCTTTGCTTGGTCACAATCTGATTCTCCCAAGTAGCGAATACATACCAACGAATTTACCACCAAAACAATTTAATCAATTGGTATGGAATACTAATTGGAATCAAGAGAAAGTAAATTTAGAATTTAATAGTAATAATATTAAAGTATTAAACAAAGAACAAATTTTAGATCTTAAGCCAGAAATAGTTTTTATAACAAGTTTTGAAAGTCAGTTTGAAATATTAAATGAAATTTGGCCTTATCTTAAAGATAAGAGCAAATTAGCTTGCTATAGCGGCAATGACTATTGGGACGGAGCATATCCATTTTATATAATCAAGAATTATCTTTGCGCAGATTATACAGGTTTTCTTTTAGCAAATAAATATAAAATAAATCACCTCTGCTATAAACCTTGGGTGGACTACGATAGATGCACTTTTAATGGGCCAACTGATGGTAATATAGTAGGTATTTATATTTCAGAATATGAAAAGAATTTTAATCAAGAATACAATATGAGTCGCGAGCTTCAAAAATTGACCCCATATATAGATTATCATTATCATACTAATAGTTCCCAAGAAGAATTAACCAAAACATTAAAATCAAGCATAGCTACTCAGCACATTAAACACCTTGAAGGTTACGGTATAGCAGTAATTGAAAGTATGGCTTGTGGCAAGCCAGTATTTATGCATCGTAGAATGGCTCAAAATAAAAGTCTTATGCAGTGGAGCATAGAAAATGTTACTGCGTTATTCTTTGAAAGCGAATATGAATATATAGCCAAACTAAAAGCATTATACGAAAGCAAAGATTATAGATATTTTCTTCAAAATACCACCGCAAATGTTATAAGACAAATAATTGACAATCAAAGAGAAACAGAAAAACTTGGACATTTTCTTAATAATCTAGTATAATTTTTATAGTGAAAATTTGGCTCTGCGGAATTACTCAAAACGAAAAGCAGAATATTGATGATATGACAAAAGATATATATCAATATTTTGATGGCTTAATCTTTGTAGACGGTGGATCAACAGATGGTACACTAGACATATTAAACGCAAGAAAAGGCCAAGGAAAGATCATAAACAGAGAATGGTCAAATGACCATGATCTCCAAATGAATGGTTTTTTAAGGTCTAATATTATACAAAATGGAGATTGGTTTATAATAAGAGATAGTTGCGAAAGATTAAATATAGACTGGGTTAAGAATTTGCGTAATTTTATAGAGAATTTCTTAGACAAAAATAAAATAAATAGTTGCGTTGATAGACAAAAAGCTTTTCTTGTTAAATATTTTGATGATATGATATTTCAAGGTAGCCCGCATTGGGGATTACAAGGTATGAGGCCAGGATACATTGATCTCTACGAATACTATGGAAAAAATCAACAACTATTTGCTTGGGAGGAGAGACCATCTCAAAGAAAGCATTATATTGATAGTGATATGAAGTATTACTTTGTTTATGGAAGATCTAATCATTGCGTTCTTCATTATTATGATAATGGTAGAACTTCAGAAAGATATCAACAACAAGAAAGTATAAGACAGCAATTTAGAGCATATTGTGAAGGTCTTCGGATAGAATTCAAATTAGAATCATTGATTAATTACTGGAAAAATAACTCAATCAATCAAATTATGAAAGAATTTATTAATAACGAAAGATTAATAAAAAGATTTTATAGATTAAATATACTTAACGAAAGCGTAGAATCTATAGATAAAAATGAAGAATGGAGAATATAAAAATGCAGCATTTTTACGAAAATATACAAGGATGGTTTGATTATCCAGATTTATATAAATATTATATTAATAACGCCAAAGATAATTTTAAATCAATAGAAATTGGAGTTTATAAAGGCAGAAGTACAGCCTTTATGGGTGTAGAAATTATTAATAGTAATAAAAAATTAACTCATTATGCCCTAGATCATTTTTATGGTAATAATGAACATAGAGAAGAAGGCAATCCTAACTATACTCCAGAAGCAATTGATGGTACATTATGTAATCTTTTTTTAAAAAATATAGAACCAGTAAAAGATGTTATTGTACCGATAAACAAAGATTCAAGAGAAGCACATAAAGATTTTGAAAATAATTTTTTTGATTTAATATTCATAGATGGACATCATGGATACGAAGAATGTTTGACAGATATGAAATTATGGTATCCTAAATTAAAGAAGAATGGAATTTTTGCTGGACATGATCTATGGACAGAATCTGTTCAAAGGGCAGTTTATGAATTTCTAAATCGAGATTTTACAAATTTTTCTGGATGCTGGTTTCATATTAAAAAATAAATGAAAATAGCAGATTGCTTTATGTATTTCAATGAAAAAGATATCGCATATCTTAGAATTAAAGAATTATATGATGCTGTAGATTACTTTATAATTAATGAAGCAACAAAGACTCACCAAGGACAGAATAAAGAATTATTTTTTTGGAAAGACGAAAGACTTAAAGAATTTAAAAATAAAATAATTTATTCTCCAATAGAACTAGATGGAAGATTTGACGCTTTAATGCCAAAATTTTTTCCAGATGCAAAAATTGGTGCAAAAGAGCACGAACAAAGAATAAGACTTTTAGAACAAATTGAACCTCTAAATTTAGATAATTTAGATACAGTAATGATTTCAGATTGTGATGAAATTCCCAATAAAAATATTTTTCAAGAAATGATAAAATATCCAATTGTTGCATTAAATCAAATGTTTTTTGTTCATTATATTGATGTTTATACAAATAAGAATGTTACAGGAACTGTAGCTTGTAAATATGAAGGATTAAAATATTTAAATACTTTATGTTTTGGCATGGGACTTCAACTACTAAGAAGAGATAAAGATTTTATGCTAAGAATAGAAAACGGTGGATGGCATTACTCTTATATGGGAGGACCTAAAACGATGAGCGAAAAAGTTGTTTCTATTTACGACGGTAATCCAGATTCTCAATGGAAAACAGAAGAAGCAGCTCAACAATTAATTGATGAAAGCATTAAAAATAGGCAAAGTCCATTTTCTCAAGAACCAATTGCTATATTAGATTTTAAATATGCAACATTTGCTGATTTAAACTTTATAACAGCAAAGCAAGGCGGCTGGCAAAAAGTATCCGCTAGATGTCAAATACATCCTAAAGTATTAGAATTAGATTTTAATGGAGATTTTGAAAATTTGAGGTATAAAAAATGAAAGATACGGATTTTATATTAGCCTACGAACAAAATCCACAAATATATGATTATATTTATCAAAATGGAATTTTTTATAAAAATAATACAAATAAAAGACAATATCATTTTCCAGAAATAGACTTAGCGAAAAATAAATTAAATGCAGTAAATGAAGATATAAATGATAATTCTATAATATATTTCTGCATGAATGAATTTGAAAATTTATTAAATATTTTAGGGAAAAATTTAAATAAAAAGTATGTATTACTTGCAGATGGAGGAGATGGAAATGTTGAAAATTTAAAAGTATCAGATAATATTTTGCACGTATATTGTCCAAACCTACCATTTTATAACAACAAGTATAGTCCATTTCCAAGAGGAATTTTAAAAAATAATTATTTAAGAGGAACACAAAATATTGAAAATTTTAATAGATCAAAAATTATATATTGTAATTTTACAATATATTCTTATTCTAATCACAGAATAAATGATTTTAATTATTGGTATAATTTATCATTATCAAATAATTATATAACCATAAAAAAAACTAATCATTCAGATGATCAATCTTATTGGAAAGATCTATACGAACATAAATTTAATATCTGTTCTTCTCCAGCATCAGATACGGATAAAAATCAAAATAGAGATACTTATAGACTTTGGGAAACCTTAGTAGCTGGATGTATTCCAATAATCAAAAGAAGTAAAATGGCAGAATTTTTTTATAGTTTAAATTTACCAATATTAATTGTTGATAACTGGGAAGAAGCTTCATTAGATTATTTAAATAAAATTTTAGAAGCATTCTTTAATAAATCTTTAGAAGCGACAAAAGAACAATATTGGATAAATAAATTAAGAGGACATTTCAAATATGAGTAATCCATTTGATTTTTTTCAAGAAATTTATTGTATAAATTTAGCTTATCGCACAGATAAGTGGAAGATGTGCTTAGAACAATTTGAAAAAATAGGTATACATAATAGAGTAGAAAGGCTCGAAGCAATAAAATTTGAAGGATCACATCCATATGTAAATATTCGTTCAGCTGGATGTTTTGCTTCTCAGAGAGCAGCCATTAATTTAATCAAAAAACGCAACTTAAATAATGCTTTAATTTTTGAGGACGATGTTGAATTTATAAACGATGTAAATAAACATTTATCACTATCATTAGAAGAATTAAAAAAAGAAAATTCATGGGATATATTTTATTTAGGGATGCATGTTGGAGAAAAAATGGACAACAATAGGCCAAATCAAATTCCACTAGAAAGAGTTAATCAAAATTTATTAAAAGTAAATGTCGCTTTATGCACTCACGCTCAAGCTTATAGTAAAGAAGCTGCCGAAATTATTAGTTCAAATATTCCAGCAGGACAAGAAATCATACCTTGGCTTCAAAGAAATGAAAGCTTAGATGGATGGTTAATGAGAAATATCCTACCAAGAGGAAAATCATTTTCTACAAATGAAATATTAGCTACTCAAGCAGAATCTTTTTCAGATATTAATCTTGTAATGACTAGATTAGATAAATATTTTGTAGAAGCTTTTTATAAATATAGACCAATATGATTACTTTTTCTAAACTTGGTAATTTCGGCTCAATTGGAAATCAACTTTTTCAATATTCCACATTATACTCTATTGGTAAATTAAATGGATATAGTATTAAAATTCCAAATACAGAAGAACATTTTTGTGAAGGCGCAAAAAGAATTCAGCATTATTTTTTAAATTGTTTCAAGAGTATATCTGCAGAAATTCTAAATGAACAAGATTTAAAATTAATAAAACATAAAGCTAATTGGAGATATCCAGCGCTCTTTAATCCAGAAGTATTAAAAATACCAGATTATACAGATTTAGAAGGTTATTTTCAATCATACAAATTTTTTGAAAATTGTAAAAATGACTTATTAGATCAATTTCAATTTAAAGATTCAATAATAGACGCAGTTTATAAAAAATATAACTTTGATTTTAGTAACCTTTCTTCAGTTCATTTAAGGTGTGGAGACTATATTGGCAGAGATAATCATCATCCAATAATGAATAAAAATTACTATCAAAAAGCTTTTGAACTAGTAAATGTTTCTAATTATTTAGTTTTTTCAGACACTATTGATTATGCAAAACAAATTTTTAATGAATTCAAAGATATTAACTTCACATATATAGAGAATAATCATGCATTTGAAGATATGTATCTTATGTCTAGTTGTCAAAACAATATTTTGGCTAATAGTAGTTTCTCTTGGTGGTCAGCATATATAAATAAAAATAATAATAAAGTTGTTGCATCCTCCAATTGGTTTGGATCAGCTTATAATGGTCAATGGAAACTTGATGATCTTATACCTAAAGAATGGACTATCATATGATCGAAGTTTCTCTAAGGGATACAACCTTTTCCCATGTACCAGATGGCATAGGATTAGGAAATACAAAAATTAGTCAAATAAAATTTAATAGAAACTCAGAAGAATGGTTAGATATTTGTTTTTTTACAGATGGAAATATAAAAAATAATGATATTTTAAAAAGCAAAAGTAAGATTAATATAGCTTGGATAATCGAACCGTTATCCATTAATCTAGAAACATACGAAAAAGCATATCAAAATATAGATAAATATGATTATATTTTAACTCATAATTTAAATTTAATAAATGTTGATAGTAAAAAATGTTTTTATTATCCGTTTGGAGGATGTTGGATCAAACCAGAAGATAGAAAAGTATATGATAAAACTAAAAATTTTTCTATTATTGCTTCTGCAAAAAACTGGACTGTAGGCCACAGATTAAGACATGAAATTATAAAAAGATTTAATCAAAAAATAGATCTAATATGTGGAGAAGGTTATAAACCAATTGATTCTAAATTAGAAGCATTAAAAGATTATCGTTATTCTTTTATAATTGAAAATGACGATGATGATACATATTTTTCAGAAAAACTTATTGATTCACTAACGACAGGAACAATACCAATATTTTGGGGTAGCAAAATTGATTCATTTTTTGATATGAACGGTATTATTCGTTTAGATAATTTAGATCAAATAGAAGATCTTTTTAAGAAATGTGATTCAATATTTTATCAATCTAAAAAAGAAAGTATACTAAATAACTTTGAAATTGCAAATCAATTTGTATGTCCAGAAGATTGGATTTATCATAACTTTTTAACTATAATATCAAAAGGAAATGAAATATGAATCAAACAAGCATTAGTGATACTCAAAAGTATAAAAACGCATGCAAAATGGCAACGATAAGTGATTTTCATTTTGATTTTTTTAAAAAAGATCAAGCCTATACAGAGATATTAGAACACGTAAATCAAGAACAAGGTCAAATGTATAAAGAATATTTAGACATACATTTCTCTGATTATAAAACAAAGCTTGATAAATTTAAAGAAAATGATATATATGGTAGTCCAGCAGTTTTTAACTATGCTGATTTAGGATTAATATCCCCAACAACTTTAAGATATATTAAGGTATTATCAGATCTAAAAAATTTATATGGATCATTAGATAATTTTAATATTGTAGAAATTGGCGTTGGATATGGCGGTCAATGTAAAATTATAAATGACTTCTTTAATATCAGTAAATATTATTTAATTGATTTAGATGAAGCTTCTAGTCTAGCAAATAAATACCTCAATAGATTAAATGTGAACAGCGCAGAGGTTATACGTTTTCAAGATCTACCAAATATAAATCTTAATTTCGATTTGATAATTAGCAACTATGCATTTACAGAGATAGATAAAAATATACAAGACATATATATTGAAAAAATATTAAGAAAATCTAAGCATGGTTATATAACATGTAATTTTATAAGTCATTTTTGTAATATAGATTCATATAGCCTCGAACAACTAGAATCAAAATTATTAGAATTTAATACAAAAAGAGCAGCAGAATATCCTTTGACTCATAAAGATAATTTAATTTTATATTGGTAAATGATTCCAAAATTAATACATTTAATTTGGCTAGGAAATAATAAGCCAAAAATATTCGAAGAAACTTTAAAAATGTCGAGATTTACAGCGGCTCTACAATAGATACTTTAAAAAAGTTTATATGTTTTAAAAGATTAATATTAAGTTTCGGGACATATAGCTGGTGGATGGGATTTTTAAGTAATGCCTCAAAAATATATATGAAAGATAAAATAGATAATGATATAGATTTAGTGGTAAGAGATAACCCAAATTATATTATAATATAATATTGATTTTTATTTAAATTAAGGATAATATCATATTATGAACTCAAATTTTCAAGAAACATATTATGGCAAAAAGATAGATACTTGCAATATTCTTAATATTGAAGATGCCAGCAGGATAATTAACGGAAGGAAAACGGTAGTAATAACTGGCGTTACTGGTCAAGATGGTAGTCATATGGTGGATTTTTTACTTAAAAATACAGACTATTTAATATTTGGCGGAGTCAGAAGATTAAGCGTTTATAATCATGAAAACATTAGACATATTGATTCTGATCGATTTTATTTAATAAATTTCGATTTAACAGACTCTCATTCAATAGCAAGAACAATAGAAAAATTACAACCTGATTATTTTATTAATTTTGCCGCTCAAAGCTTTGTTGCAAGTAGCTGGGATTTCGCAAGACAAACTTGGCAAACTAATTCTACAGCAGTTCTTGATATCTTAGAAGCTATAAGACTTTATAAACCATCTTGTAGGCTTTATCAAGCTGGTTCAAGTGAGGAATTTGGAAATGTTCAATATATACCTCAAGATGAAAATCATCCACTAAGGCCAAGAAGTCCATATGGCGCAAGTAAAGCCGCTTCTAGACAATTAGTAAAAGTATATAGGGAATCTTATAATATTTACGCAATACAAGGATGGCTGTTCAATCACGAAGGCATTAGAAGAAACGAACAGTTTGTGACAAGAAAAATTACAAAAAATGTAACAAGAATTTATAATGCTATAAAAAATAATGAAAATTTTAAACCACTAGAGCTTGGAAATATTGAAGCAAAAAGAGATTGGAGTGATGCAGAGGATTTTGTAGAAGGAGTATGGATGATGTTAAATCAAGATAAGTATAATCCAAATTATAATGGTATTCCAAAAGAGTACATATTTTCTTCTAATGAAACTCATACAATTAAAGAATTCGCAGAGAAAGCTTTTAAATTTGCGGGTATCGAAGGCCAATGGATTGGAGAGGGAGAACATACGATTTTTATTGATAAAAACAAAAAAACTTTAATACAAATCAATCCAGCATTTTATAGGCCAGCAGAGGTTGAAATATTATTAGGAGACTCTACAAAAGCTAGAAAAGAATTAAATTGGAAACCTAGAATTTCATTTGACAATTTAGTAAAGAAAATGGTAGAATGGGATATTGAAAATATCAAATCATAAGCTTTGTCAATTTATAGTAAAAAAATTTATTAAAGGTAATATTAATTGGCCAAGAGAGATTAAAATAGCGCAAAAATTAGTAAAAAGATTCAATTCTTTTGAGTTTTGGTATAATCTTAGAGAGCTAGGAAGTCCGCCTCCATCCTTAGCCTGGTTTCTTAAATCCGAAGGAAAAGCTTTCATATTAAAGGAATATGAAGAATTTAATTTAAATTTAAATCAAGAACTCATAAATTTAAATAAAAATAAAATAGGAGAAGATAAAAAAGTTTGCCAAAAACCAAAAACACTGGTAGAATTTATTAGATATGGGAAGAAAACTTAGAGAAGAGGCGGTTGAATTATCTGGACCAAGCGCGTCAGATAGATTATTATCTTTTTTAAAAGATAATAAAGAAGATCATTATAATTTTCAAGAAGAAACTTATTATAAAGTATCTACTGGTAGTCTTAATTTAGATATAGCTACAAGCGGTGGTTTATGTCCAGGTTTGCACAGATTTATTGGTATGAATGAAGGCGGTAAAACGTCGGAGGCTCTGGAGGTAGCTAAAAATTTTCTCAAAACAATAGACCAGTCTAGGGCATTACTTTTTAAAGCGGAAGGTCGTCTTAGCAAAGAAGTCAAAGAAAGATCTGGAATTAAATTTGTAACTGACCCAAAAGAATGGGTGGATGGCACATGTTTTGTATTTGAATGCAATATTTTTGAAACTGTATCAGAATTAATGAAAGATTTGATTCAATCAAATCATGAAAATAAAAGATATATCTTTATTCTTGATTCGGTTGATGGTCTTGTTACAAAAAACGATAAAGAAAAAACGTTTAGTGAAGCAACTAAAGTGGCGGGTGGCGCAGTTATTTCATCAATGCTTATGAAGAAGATTTCTCTTGCGTTATCTAAACGTGGACACATGGCTATTTTTATAAGTCAAGTTCGCTCAGATATTAAGCTTGATCCTTACGCCGCAAATAAAGAAGTAAGACAAACTAGCGCGACTGGCGGTAATGCTTTATTGCATTTTGCAAATTGGATTCTTGAATTTGAACCTCGCTATAACAAAGACCTTATTCTTGAAAAACCAAATGAAAAATATGATCCAGTAAAAAATAAAATCATTGGACATAATGTAAAAATTGCTATTAAAAAATCCACAAACGAAACAACTAACTCTAAAGTTCAATACCCAATTAAATATGGCAGGAAAGACGGCTCATCTGTTTGGAGAGAGTATGAGATAATAGATCAAATATTGTCTTGGGAATTTGCTACAGCTAAAGGCGCGTGGGTAACATTTTCGGATGAGATTATAGAAGAATTTAAAAAATCTAATATTGAACTTAAAAAACAACATCAAGGCATAGATAATCTAAGGTCTTATTTAGAACAAAACAAAGAAATTACAAATTACTTTTATACTAAGTTTATTAACACGCTTGCATCATGAGGTTACTAAATATTAGCGGTAAATTCGTTAATAAAAATGTAAGAAATTATCTTATAGATTGGGAAGGTAAAAGTCGTAGTAAATTACAATTTAAATTTAAACAATTTTTTTATCCTTATTGGAAAAATCATATTGTTTATGAAGAATTTCCCGTATATGGAAGTATGCTTAAAGTTGATATATTAAATGCAACAAAAAAGATAGCAGTTGAGATACAAGGCAATCAACACGAATCATTTAATGAATTTTTTCATGATCATTCTAGATTAAAATATCTTCAAAGTATAAAAAGAGATGTAAAAAAAGAAAAATGGTTAGATATGAATGAATTTAAATTCCTTGAATTATATGAAAATGATTTAAAAAATTTATCACCACAATATATAGAAGAAAAAACTGGAATTTTAATTATTTAAGTGTAAAACTTTTTGGTGACAAATAAGAAAAAAACCTTTAAAATACCAGATTCTCTTCTTAAACAAATTGATGAATGCAGTTTTGGTGGATATATTCTTTTTAATTTTTCAAGCAAAGGTGAGCCTCAAGTATTTACAAAATTTGATAATCAAATAAATGCCATGGCTATTTTATATTATGTAAATACTTGGAGTCAAAGCGTAGATCAATTAAATTTACAAGCTACGACAGATCAAATAGCAAAAACGAGTCATGATGATGAAGATGGTTTTGGTGAAGAAAATAAAAATTAATTTTCATTCAAATCCCGCGATCGTAACCGTTAAATTTGGCTTCTAAATTAGCGTTAATAATTGGATTATGTCCACCTAGGTTCGCAAGCGGATGCCAAACTGGAACACTATAATTAGTAGTATTTATTTTTAATCTTAAGATTGCTTGGGCGGGATGACTCGCTCGTGGGTATGTATCGAATCCTGCCTCATCCCCTCGCTGTGGCGAGGGAGCAAGACATATGTATCGCATTGCTGGGTAATAAAGGTCATTATATCTATAGCAAGTCTCATAGTAATCACTCGGTTCAAAAAATACTATATCTTCATAATTATTTATTGTACATCCATCTTCCCCCGCTCCCATAAAAGAAAAACCAATATGTGCATTACATACTCTTTCTTTTACATCTGAACTTGCTTCATTAAGCGGTATAGAACTTCCACACGATGAGAAAGTATTTGTACTTCCAGGGTCATAATCGTCGTACGGAGGAATAATAACAGTGCAAGAAGATTTAGGTTCGCTATAACCAATTACTCTCCAAAATAAATGCATCATATCATCTAAACTTAATCCTACTGCATAAGGATAATTTAGCCATGGGTGACCAAGA